AGGGTACTCAGCCCCTCCTATCTGCCAGTTCAACCCTACAAGAAATGTTCTGAACGCTGATATAGACTTACAATAACTGGTAGATAAAGGCCAGTTCTTTAGCTCCCTAAGAGGAGTGGATGTACTCGGAATCCCATTCGCCAAGGGCCACATCTGCGCTGTATCGTATCCGTTGGTTGCAACCAACAACCCGTTTAGTAGAGTTACACTCCAGTTCTGGTTAACTGTTGCGTTATATAGGGTATCTCCGGTAGCTGTACTTCCTACAGGGGTAACAGTTTCGTTATCAGGGTGGGCATTAACTACTGTTAATGTGCTTAAAGTATTGGTTCCTGTATTGTTCGCACCATATGTGATTTCCTCATACAGGTTAGTAGTGGCGTCAGCGGTTAGGTTTGTTCCTATCGCAATCGTCCCAGAAGAGGGGAAATACGACGTATCATCCAAGACTATTGTTGTAGCAGAAGCTGATAAAGAACCATTCAACTGCCCTGTCTTCTGTCTGGTAATATCCAACCATGCGCTACCAGTCCACACTGCGGCGTTGCTGATTCCAAATGCAAGCCAATGATATGTTCCGCCGTTGTCAAGGAACGGGAAAACGTAGTACGCGCCAAACGGGAGGGTAGCGAAAACCTCCTCATAACCAGCGCACTTCTTTACACCATTGTCGAGGAACCTGACGTTGTTACCATTGCTCCATACATTAGGCGGTAGTTGATACGGGGGTGTATCCCTTATTATTCCTACCTTTCCAAGGTCATTGATGGGTATTAGTTGCATTATTCAGGTGGCGTGGGCCAAGCGATGTTGAATGGATCGGACTGATCGGTAATGTCTCTCAAAGCCTGTCTGTAGGTTTCCCACTCCGCTCTCTTCTCTGCGGTCATCGGAACATCTGGAAGTACACTCCAATCGGATGCGCGTAACTTACGAATTCTTTGACCTCTTACTACAACCCATTGCTCTGGAGTCACACCCTCTTGGACCTGCGCCCAAGTTGGTTTTAATGAGGGGTCATTATAAACTACAGCAACCCCATAATTGGACTCATCTACTTCATCCGCTAAAATGTTATAACTAGCTGCTGGCGGAATCTTACCAAGAATCCAACTTAGTGTCATTACGTTCATTATTCTTCGACCTCCCAAACCATCCATGAAACTGCTAAAACCTGAATCATCTCGCTGATGTCACTCATCTTGTTCACCCAAGTAAACACCTGCGCTCCAACTGAACCGCTACCGGCTGGACAGTTAGCAGCAGTAACCTTATACACTCTGGAGAATGTGTTTGTCCAATCCCATGTTCCGGAAGTACCGATAGGGTCTTCAATAAGTATTTGTACACGAGCGCTAGTACCGCTTATTATGGGGTTTAAAGGGGTTTTCCCTGCCGAAGTGCTCGCAGTTCCATTTCCTAGATAACCTGTTACAGTAGCTGAAGCTGGGGCAGACCAGTCAACAGACACATTTACATAGCAATCAAACTGTACATATAGGTTACTTGTATCCGATATTTTAGTATGTGTTACAAACATCCCAGTATTTTCATAATCATCATCATCTGCTGGTCGATTACTAGAGGAATCTGTTTTATGAGTAACCTCTAATACTCTAGCACCCTCAGAAGCCAGTAATATTATCCACGCATTATTAGCCTCATTGCGAATTTTTACCAAGTTGAGTGTAGTATCAAACCATAACTGACCTGCGGATGTGGACGAAGGTTCAGTACCTCTCGTATGGATGCCGTTTATCGCTTCGTCTGCATTAGGCAGGGATGCCTTTAGAACAGTCTTTATGAGGCGAAGATGATCATCGCCCTGACTGATAGCGTCAGTTCCTGGCGGATTTGCGGATACGAGTCCGCTGATAAATGATGCGCTTTCTAGTGCCATTAAGTTACTCCTTTACCCACGATGTTGTTTCTTCATTCCAACTATATCCTGTTCCATATGAACGAGGGGTTGGAGATTCCCAACAACAAGTGTCTTCATCCAAAGTCCAAGAATTAAATGGCTTTGGTGGAATAAAACCATCTAATGTAGGATTATAAGTAAATCCTGCACCAGCATAATTTTTTCTAAGTGCTACACCCCCGTCAGGATTAGAGGAATTAGGTGCGTAATGAACCCCAGCCTCGGTATTATAAGAAGTTTGTTTCCATTTCCCGCCAAGTTTTTTATTACACCAGTTTTCTCCATCTGCTTCATAATCATCATTTACGACAATTACTCGAAGCACGACATTATTTTCATCTAATTCTGCAAAATGAGCCATTTGTATTTCCTTATGTCGGGTATCTAATAATAACAATACCTGAACCGCCATTACCACCGCTGTTCAGTCCACCTCCGCCATCATCACCACCGCCTCCACCGCCACCTTGATTCGTGCCACCACCGCCACCTTTTCCGCCTCCAGAGGAACTTGATCCACCACCGCCTGTAGCCCCGCCTGCTCCATTACCAGACCCACCACCGCCGTAAGAGTTTCCAGTACCATTCACATTAAAAGTTGCAGTAGAAGAACCATCAGCCTTTGTCCAATCGTATACTGTGCTTGATCCTTCTGTATACCCATCACCACCATGCCCAGCGCCATCTGTTGCGCCAGCTTCAGCCGCACCGCCACCAGCATACCCCCATGTAGCCCCGTTGTTTCCTTGATTGGCTGTTGCATCAGTCCTGCTGTTACCACCACCAGAACCAAAACTACCAGTAAAAGATACATCAGCCGCCGCCGCTCCTTTGTATGAAGTAAGAGTAGGATTGCTAAAAGTGGTGTGGTTACCGTTGTTACTTTGGGGAGAAGAGCCACCACCTGATGCTACACCGCCAGCCCCAATAACAATAACATGGGTAGCTACCGTAACTGCATAAGCAGGGAAATACTGGAAACCACCAGCACCGCCACCCTTACCACCGGGCGCACTTGAGAAACTACCAGTAGCACCGCCAGCAAGAATAAACATATCTACTGTTCCACTAGCGCCCTCTACGACAAAATCACCGGAACTGGTGAAAGTATGTATTGTATAAATACCAGATGTAGTGACCGTTCCACCGGTTGCACTAAATGATCCTCCTCCTGATCCCAGTATCGCGGCTTTGAATGTTCCTAAAGGCATCCTATTTCTCCTTAACCCATATCAGCGCCGGGCTGAAACCCATACCAGATTGTTCCTGCATCCATTGTAAAAAATGCGTAGATATCTACTTTTCCAGAACCACTTGTCACATCTGGCGCAGAACCACCAGCCCAATCAACACTAGCGGGCCATGCGATAGTTCTATCTGAACCGTCCTGAGTCCACACTAAAGTAAAAGCACATGATTTTCCAGTGGGAGAAGGGTTACTAAAAACAAAAGTAGTATTCTGATCCGGTGTTAAAGTAAATACATTACCTGTTGTTAAGTCAATAGTTACAGAAGCCGCCGCAGATAAAGCAGTTTTAGTTTCAGAATAATCTTTTAACTCCGGTCTTGTTGCCAGTTGATCTGCAAAAACCGTTTCGCCAGTCATCGTTCCACCAGCCTTGGGCAGTGCTGCGTTTGCAACAGTAACGGTATTGCTTATCTGTGTCTGGGCATTTGATGACAATGTGTTGATGTACTGAAACTCAGTGCTTGTTACAGAGCCATTAGCAACCTTCGTTGCATCTATAGCTGCACTTGCGTTTACATCTGCATCAACAATCGCACCATTTGCGATTTCAAAACTACCAATAGTGGCTTCTGCAATTTTAGCACCAGTAACTTGGCGGTCTAAAACCTTCGCGGTGATTATGGCATCATCCGCTATCTTTGCAGATGTTACTGCACTATCAGCAATATCTGATGTATTCGCAATCGGAACTACTTTTCCTAAATATGGCATTACGTTATCTCCAGTATACTTAGAAAACACTCGAGGTCGCTATTAACACTAGCGGTAAAATGAATTTTATCCGCCGCCGCGAGGTTTACGGGTTTAGTAAGTACAAGCGTAGAATCTGCCGGAACCGGGATAGTTTTAGCGATGTGCATATAAGTTGAGCCACCATCAATAGTCGCTTTTATATTTACGTCTGCACTATTAGTGCCGTCTATGTTGCTTACATAGATGGCGTTTACGATAGCGGCAGTACCACCAGGGCAGGTATAAACATCTGTACCTCCCGTAACCAAAGCCGCTCCTTTGTTTATAAATGTATTTGCCATCTCATCCTCCTAAAGCAATCGCCATCGCAACCGCATTATCATTTACCCATGCGGCATCGGTGCCGTCTGTACCCAATAACTTACCTCCGTTTCCAGACATATTAGGCATAATTGCAGTAATAGAACTAGAGGGGAAACTATTTTTGAGAACAGTTTTTAACATTCTCAAATGATCGTCTCCCTCCCCAACCGGGTCGCCCACCACAGGATTCGCAGCAACAAGTTGTGTGATCCAACTAGCACTTTCTAAAGCCATACCAACCTCCTATTAAGCAGAAGCAGCAGTTAATGTAACTGTGACCGTTAGAGTGTCACCAGAAATAACCGCTCTTGAGGAAGCAAAATCAACAACCCCATATAGAACCCCAGTGGTTCCAGACTTGGTGTTGACAGACGTTATAAACGCTCCAGCAACCGTGACAGTTCCGTTTATGCTAAAAACTGCCTTATTTGACGAGTTGTCAATACTCCCACTAGAAGCTGTACCCAACGTAAGGGTTTGTCGAACACTTTCAGTATAGTTGGGAACTACTGCCCAACCACTGTGTGAATTCATTACGTCAGCGGCAGCTTTTGTTCCTGCGCCAGCAAGTCCAACATACCATGCGGTTACCTGGGTTCCGCCATCAAGTTCAGTGGCTAATATATGGTTCAGCCCTTCTGTAGTGATGAGGTTCTTATTCTTCTCTCTCCATTTTTCGGCCCCATTTGAGTCGTAGCAAACTACTTCCCAAATGTTTTTGAGGCCGAGGTTAAACTCGTTTTTCTCTTTCATTTGTAAGCCTCCGTGGGCTGTTAAGGTCTGGTTAAAATCTATCAATTTGGGTAATCTACCTTTGTCCAAACTGTTGTGACATCACTAACCGCACTCCAAAGCAAACCATCGTCATTTCTAAATGTCAGGTTAGCTGGAATAGTGATACTTTCTAAAGCGCCTAATGAGGAAGTATTCACATCGTCCATAGTGGTGGCAAATGTTGCTGTCGCAACGCTGTCCCATGCTGTGCTACTTGTAAGGCCACCAGTAACTGCAAATGTCGGTAGCCCGGTAGCGTTTAATACACTATTGCTGGTTAAACCAGATGTAACTCCAAAAGTGCCCGCTAAAAGATAGTTGGCTGCTCCTGAGGAGGTGTACCCAGCAGAAGCAGTATAAGATGCTGAAGCTACCGATGCAGATTGAGATGTATTAGTAAATCCCGCACTCGTAGCAAGCAATGCAGAAGCAGTTGAATCATGGGCCGAACTACTTGTATATCCCCCTGATGTACCAAAAGAGATCGTGTTGTAAAAATCATAACCACCTATGCCTGCAAAACTACCTTGAGTTGAGAATGTCGCAGAACTAGCTAACTCCAAAACACCAGAATCTGTAAAACCCGAATTCAACGCATAGGCTATAGAATTAACAAGTGCGCCAGCACTAGACGATGTA